ATAAAGAACTATATATTCTTTATAAATATATAACTATACTAATTACAACATACAAAAGAGATATTACTTATGAAGAATTAACAATCTATGTATTAACACATATACCTGAAAAAGATAAAGAAGTTTTTAAAGGTATTTTAGAATCTTTAAATAATCAATCTACTGATTCTTTAATCATTGATGATCTTCTGTTAGATCTTACACAGAAGAGCAAAGCCTATGAGCTTGCTAGACTTGCTGTAGAGGTCTCAGAGGGACGAAAACCTTTCACTGACCTCCAGGTATTGATTGAAAAAATAAACAGCTCTACGGCCTCTGTAGACCCCTCTACGGGCCTTTCCCTCATCACTGATGATCTACAGGAATTGTATGATGAACGAGACAGTCAACAAGGACTTCGCTGGCGCCTTGCAGCTCTTAACAGAAGCCTCGGATCTTTACGAAAAGGCGATTTTGGATTTATCTTTGCTCGGCCTGAAACTGGAAAAACTACATTTCTTGCTTCTGAAATTAGCTACTTCGCAGAACAATCAAAACAGCCAATCTTGTGGTTTAACAATGAAGAGCAAGGAAACAAAGTCCAATTAAGAGTATATCAAGCTGCTTGTAATGCTACTTATGTACAATTACAATCTAATATAAAACATTATCAAGAAATTTATAATAAACTCATAAAAGGAAACATAAAAATATATGACTCTGCATCTATTTCCACAAGAGAAGTTTCTCAATTATGTGAGAAGTATGCACCAGGATGTATCATTTTTGATCAACTTGACAAAATCAAAGGAATTGAAGGAGACCGTGATGATCTTCGACTTGGATCAATTTATATATGGGCTAGAGAACTTGCAAAAACGTATTGCCCAGTTATTGGAGTCTGTCAAAGTGATGCGACTGGAGAAGGAAAACGATGGCTAACAATGGACAATGTGGCTAATGCCAAAACAGCTAAACAAGCTGAAGCTGATTGGATCATTGGTATTGGTAAAACACATAATGAAGCAGAAGAACATCTAAGATATCTTAGTATTTGTAAAAATAAACTAATTGGTGATGATGATACTGATCCTATTCTAAGACATGGACATCTCACTGTTAAAATTAATCCTTATGTAGCGAGATATGAGGACTAATGGCTTACTTATTCCAACCTAAACATATTCTGTTAATCTCAAAGATTCTTAGGAACTTTGTATTACCAGAAAAGAATAAACTTAAATTAGTAAAATCCTTTGATCAATACTTCTTTGAAGACAATCCTATGTATAATAGGAAGAAATTCTTTGATATCTCAATGTCTGTTCTAGATGAACAAGAAGTATATAGACATTTTAGGCATATGTCCTGTTCAGAACTAAATGATATAATTCTAAACAAACCACAACATTTATATTTATGGAATTATGATAGTCATTTATTTTGGACAGTTAACATCATTCCAAAACATCTATTAGAAACACAAACAATCACTCTTAAATTATCACTAACTTTACCATATGATGTTGCATTAGATGATTGTGGATTTAATTTTAAAATTCCGGAGGAATTAGAAAATGTTTAAACCTTGGCCTAAAATTACTAGATTAGAAAACAAAAGAACTCCTATCTTTACAGAAAAAATTGATGGTACAAATGCTTGTGTTGTTGTTCATACCTTGTGTGGATTAGAGAATTATCCAAAACCAATTTACATCTATGATGAGGGGGATCAACAATTTGGTGTATGGGCACAATCACGTACTAGATTAATCTATCCTGGAGATGATAATTTTGGATTTGCTGCATGGGTACTAAAAAATGCAGAAGATTTAGTTAATTTAAAAGAAGGACATCACTTTGGTGAATGGTGGGGACAGGGAATTCAACGCGGATATGGACTAACAGAAAAGAGATTTAGTTTATTCAATACTCGTAGATGGGGACCACATAATCCCAACACACCTAAATGTTGCCATGTTGTACCTAATATTCATGTAAAAACTCCACAAGAAGTAATAAATTATTTAAATTCTGTTGGTTCATTAGCAGCACCAGGATGGATGAAACCTGAAGGTGCCGTTATGTATGAACCGGATACTGACACATGTTTTAAAATTATTATGGATAAATAAATGAAATTTGATATTCCAATTAATATCTCTGTTGAAACAACAACAGAAGAAAAAGCAGAAAAGTTTGTATTTGATTTTCTAAAGATGGCTACAAAGGAGTTTGGTGTTGAACAAAGAATCATTAATTGGGAATACTTTGAATTCTTACCTAAAGAATCCTGTAGTAGTGGATGTAGAAACAACCATCAGTAACGATGGTAATCCCTTTGATCTAAAAAATAAATTAGTAACAATCCAAATATTAGTAAAAACTAATAACTTAATTTGGTCGAGCTTTTTCACCAAAGAAAATTTTACAGATTGTATTCCATATCTGGATAAAGCTACTTTGCTAATTGGTCAAAATATTAAATTTGATTTGCATTGGTTACGTAGAGAGTTCGAATTTATTTCAAAAGTCCCGATTTGGGAGCTACAAAATGCTGAATTTTTATTTTCCAATCAGCAATGGAAATATCCAGATTTGGATACAATGTGTAAAAATTATGGTGTTGGTGAAAAGATTTCTACAATAGAAGAAAAATATTGGTCTAAAGGTATTGACACAGACCAGATTCCTCTGTTAGAATTAGTAGAATATGGTATTCATGATGTAGAATTAACATGGTTGGTATTTCTCCAACAAGTTGAAAAATTTAGAACTTCACAACAATCTAAATTTGCTCTTTTCAGATTACTGTGTAATGATCTTCTTGTTCTTCAAGAAATGGAATATAATGGAATTATATATGATGAAATTGATTCTTTAGCAAAAGCAGAAGAAATTAAATCTTCTATTCTTATTATAGAAGATAAATTAAATGAATTAGCTGAAACTTATATCTTAAATTATAATAGTGGAGATGATATCTCCATTCTTCTTTATGGTGGAACCAAAACAAAAGAAATTAGATTTCCTATTGGATTTTATAGAACAGGAACTAAAATAGGACAACCTAGATATAAAATTATTAAAGAAGATATTATCTTTCCCAGAATAGTTCAACCATTAAAAGGTAGTGAACTCAGTAAAGAAGGATTCTTTGCTACAAATATTCCAACATTATTAAGTTTAAAAGCAACAGGAAAAGCAAAGAAAATTATTAATTTACTTTTAGAAAGATCTGCTTTAGAAAAAATAAATAATACTTATTTAAAAGGTATTCCAAAAAAACGAGAAGAAATGAATTGGCCTGTTGGTAATATTCATACATCACTCAATCAATGTGTGGTTAGTACAGGAAGATTATCTAGTACAAAACCAAATACACAAAACCTAGCTGACTTAGCTAAATATTATTGTATATCGAGGTATTAAAATGAAAACTCTTGTTCTCCCTGAGCATTATAACGCAATCGATCCTAATCATTATGAAGAAACACTAAAAGCATTATGCTTGTATGTAGATAAGCTAGGTATTGATTTAGTTATTAGTGATTTAGAAGATATTGAAAAGCGTTATTCAGAACAGAAAAATGCTGAATAAAATGGAATTTACTATCCATATATCCACACTAATCCTAATAGGATTAGGTTGCTTCTTAGTAGGTATTATATGAGCCAATGCGTACTGATAAATAATGCTGATTAATGTGGATGTCAAGGCATTAGAATGGTGCTGTTACTTATTCTTATCTCAAGATAAAGTAGGTATTGATGAGTGGCATGCTGTATTAGCAGATCCCACTAAGAATGATATTCATAGAGATAATCAAACAAAGTTTTCTCTACCATCTAGACTAATAGCTAAAATCTTTTTATTTAGATGGATCTATAGAGGAAGTGCTTATGCTTATTCAAAAGATCCTGACTTTACTGGTGTAAGTTCTAGTGTCGACTATTGGCAATCTGTAATTGATTCTTATTATTCTAAATATTATGGAATATATAAGACACACATGCAATTTATAGAATTAGCAATAAGGCAAGGTTTTATTGTAAGTCCTTTTGGTAGAGTACATGAATTTAAACCTAAACAAACATATAAAGGTTTAGTTTATAACGAATCAGATATCACCAATCATCCAAATCAAGGACTAGGTGCTGATGTAGTATCAATGATCCGTGTAATGACTAAACATAAAATGGATCGAAGTAAATTAAAGAGAATTAAATTAATTAACACAGTACATGATTCAATTGTTGTTGATGCTCCTGATGTGGAGGTTGAGCCTGTTGCACGTCTTTTTTCCCAAATATTCCGGGACGTACCAAAGGCTCTATCTCGTCATTTCTCTGTAGATTGGAATATCCCAATTAAAGAAGAGATTACGGTCGGTCATAACATGAAAGAATTATCAGAATATATTCTATAGGAGAATAATAATAATATGTCTACACTCTGCATTCAAATCGTTTCAGTTGATGTTGGTCAAGGTATGACCAAAACTAAGAAACCCTATAAATTCCTTGATGTTGTTTATAAAAACAAATCATACCAAGACAAAATAGAAAACAAAAAAATCATGCCTTTTGGTAGTAAAGAGGTCATGGATACACTAGAAACTGCTAGTAAAGGGGATGTTTTTTATGTTGTCCGAGAAAAGAATGAAGGTGGTTTTTGGGACTGGACTAACATTGAAGAAAGCCCTCCAGAAGATGAAAAACCAGCAAATACTGCTAAACCAGCTCTAAAACAATCATATGATCAAAAAGATGAGCAAAAACAGCTATTCATTATTCGTCAATCCTCACTAACCAATGCTGTTAATACACTAGCTGCTGGTATCGATCCTGATAATGTTAAAGTAGTAGCTCAGAATTATATTGATTTTGTATTTGGAAACAATATCCCAACACCAGTAGATTCTTCTGATGAAGAAGATTACATTGATTAATGTTACTAATCTTGTTTGTCTTTGGTGTAATCACCTATTTAGCACACTTAAGAACGAAAAGGAAATTATAAGATGTCCTAAATGTGGTTCTACATATTGTGGTAAACAGGAGCATAATTATGTTCCTGTACCATCTTTAGAACCTCCTAAACAACTTGTAGAAAGTCGTTGGTAATGTTATTAATTGATGGTGATATTGTTGCATGGAGAGTAGGAACCCGGAAATATAATTGCAAAGAAGGCGATATGCGGTTTTATTATAATTCCTGTACTACATTATTAGAATCTATCATGCATAAGTTAGATGATTTTAACTATAAAGTCTTTCTTTCTGGAAAACAAATACCACATTTTAGAACACTAATTAATCCTGACTATAAAGCTAACAGAAAGGATCTTGTAAAACCAGAAGAAGTAAAAGAATTAGAGTGGTATTTACAAGATGTTTTTAATGCTGAGATTATTCATGGTTATGAAGCTGATGATGCTCTAGGATGGACACAAATGGAAGAAGTTAATGATCCTATCATTTGTACTATTGATAAAGATCTTGACATGATTCCAGGAATGCATTATAATTTTGTTACTGGCAAATTTTGCTACATAACAGTATTAGATGCTTTACATAATTTCTATACACAAATGTTAGTAGGTGATGTTAGTGATAACATATTTGGGATTAGAGGAATTGGTCCAGTAAAAGCAGGGAAGTTACTAGCCAGAACAAAAACAGAACAGGAGATGTTTGATATTGTATATACTCTATACAAAGATCCAAAACGTTTTGTTATGAATGCCTGCTGCTTATGGATATTAAGAAATAAAGGAGAATTGTGGGTAAACAGACAAAACTTGATTTTACCAGAAGAATGCAAACAAGAGGTGGATCAGATGTTAGAATTTACGAAATCTTTGAATCTAGATATATAAATGGTGCCTATCATGAACCAGATGATGATGTTTGGTATCCTGTTCAATGGGATTGGAATGGTTTTTACTCTGATAAAAAATCCGCAGTTGATTTAATAAATATTTCAGAGAATCAACCTCAATATGCATGAATAAAAGACGATCTAGATTAGAACAGAAATTTGAATATATATTAAATGATCTAGAAATACCTTATACTTATGAAACTACAGTGATTCCTTATACTATTCCAGAATCGCTGCATAAATATATAGTAGACTGGTCATTTCCTCATAATAATATTCTTATCGAGAGTAAAGGATATTTGTCTGATCATGCAGAACGAAAAAAATATATATTAATAAAACAACAAAATCCTGAAATAGATTTAAGGTTTGTATTTTTAGATGAACATAAACTATGTGGTGGTATGAAAACCACTCATGGTGAATGGGCTAAAAAACATGGATTTCCTTATTGTACTATTAAGGATTATGATATAATTAAAGAATGGTTAAATGAGACATCTTGTAATACCGGACACACAGATTAAATATGGAGAAGATTTAACATTTTTAACATGGATTGGCGAATTTATAGTTCAAAAAAAACCAGATGTTATCATTCATCTTGGTGATTTTGCTGATATGACTTCTCTATCATCTTATGATGTAGGTAAGAAGTCCTTTGAGGGACAACGATATGTAAAGGATATAGATGCAGCACAGAGAGGAATGGATCTGTTACTTGCGCCTTTGGTTAATTTCAACTTACTTAAAAAGAAAAATAAAGAAAAGCAATATAAACCAAGACTCGTTCTCACCTTGGGGAATCACGAACAAAGAATTGAATGTGCCATTAACAATGATCCAAAACTTGAAGGGTTAATCTCATATACAGATCTACCTTATGAGAAATGGGAAGTGCATGAATTCTTATCTCCTGTTGTTATAGATAATATAGCTTATTGTCATTACTTCCCTTCCGGTCTTTTAGGTCGGCCTATATCTTCTGCTTCTTGTATGGTTAGTAAATTACACATGTCTTGTATTGCTGGTCATCAACAGGGCAGACAGGTTGCCTACGGAAAGAAGGCTGATGGAACAAACATCACATGTATCATCGCAGGAAGTTGTTATGAACACCAAGAAGGTTATTTAAACAAACAAACAAATAATCACTGGAGAGGACTTATTATGTTAAATGAGGTAGATAATGGTTCTTTTGATGAAATGTTT